AAAAATTTTTCTCTTTACTTTGTTTTTGGTGAGATTATTCTTTATTTATATTCTTTCTTAGTGCCTCCAGCAGTAGAATAAGTCTTAACTATATTATCTGGTTTATTTTTAAAGTGCTAGCTCATTACTTCTACATTCTTAATATCATCATCTGAAAATCCAATAACTGGTTGCTCTGGTACAAATTCATTAGATATTTTATTTTTAATATAGGCTTTCTTATGCAAAACTCCTGCCATGGCTTTGATATAAGATACAAATTCTTCCATTGCACGGACTTTTGCTTCTTCAGGATTGGTCGCACCTTGTTCGTCACCAAAAGACACGGGGTGAAACTTACAAAGTTCCAAGTATGACTTAATTAACTCATCATCACTCATGTCGTCCTCGTCTACAAACGTCCTGTATTTTTTTAGGTTTTTAATTAATTGGTCTTTACTTATACCATGAAATCCGTCAATAATATAATTATAAACGGCTTGTTTTAAAGTGTTGGGGTTGTGACCTCTTGCAGTAATAATTGAAAAAATAGAACCGTTGTTGATTGCCTCTCTAAAGTCATTAAATGCTGGACCAAGTTTAGCCCTCATAGCATCAATTAAAAAATCTTTGTCTCCCTCAGTTCTAAAGTTTCTAAAAGGTTTTTCTGCAAAACCAACAATTGTTTCACCTTTATATTTGAAAGGTTTTTTTCCAATCTCACTTCTGTATTCGGCAAAATCATCGGTATTCATACCAACTTCATCACCATCTTCAGTTTTCAATATTATTTTTGTTGGCATATGAACAATGTTATCATCCCAATCAAATGCATAATATTTCATGTCTGGAGTACCTTCTCCTTTGAACCCTTCTGTTAATCTTTGTCTCATGTTCGGCTAATAGGGGGTACTTATGTACCCCCATAAAATTATTAGATATTTTCAAACGAAGCTCCTGTTGGAGTGATAAAGAATTCAATATCAATAAATTCTAATGACTTCGTAGGTTTTAAGTAGATTTTACCTGTTAAAGTATTTCTATCTAAGTCTTCAGGTGTTGAAGAAACTGTTACACGGAAATCGTATAAACCTCTGTCTCTTCTGATTGAATCTAAGATAGGGTTAACACTATCCAAGAATTGTTGTCTAACTACTTGGTCGTTTTGTTCAAACAATAATCTTACCGCTACTGCTGAAATCAATTTACGAGCTTGTAATAACAATCTTCTAACATTTAATCTGTTAAGAGCTGAGTCAGCAACTTGTAAAGTTTTATTACCCCAAATTACTGTTCCAACATCAGAGAAAGTTGCGATAGGGTTAATTCTACCTTGATACAATGTATCTCTATCTTGTTGTGTAAGTTTTTGTCTAGCCTTAATTGAATTTACAAGACCTCTTGTGTAACCCGCTGATGCGAACCAAGGATATGAAATGTTATCTGTTAACGCTAAGTTTCTACAAACCTCACCTGTTGGTGGTAAGTAAATTTGAGTGTTATTAACTGTATCTCTTGTTAAAATCCAAGGATAGTAAGTTGCGGTATAGTTAGAATCAATACCCGTATTGTTTAAGTTATCAACTGCTTCTTGTGAGTAGATGATATCTTGTGGGTTACTTGAATCTGGTGTGTACATGTTATAGTCAGGAGTTGTACAGATATAAATTGAATCCGCTCTTGAATATTGAATCATGTCAATCGCCTCTTCAACAAGATTTGAGTTGTTAACGTAATCAATACTTGAACTTGCGAATACGTTGATATTTGTAGCTTCAGGATTTGCAAATGTTAAGATACCAAGTAAGTAAGCGTAATAGTCAGTATTAGCAAAATCTTGTGTATTGTTTTGAACTACAATTCTTTTGAACAATCCATCACCTGTTGCTGTTGGATATTTTGAAGATGGTGCAGCTCCCGCTAAATAACCTGATGCTCCTAATTGGAATCTATCTTGGTTTGTTCTATACTCTCTGTATATGTCCCATCCGTCAAATCCACCCGCAAAACAAACTGTGTATTTTCTTGCGTAAATGAAGTAGTATGGGTTATCTTGTGTATCAGGGTCTGCTCTAAATTCTGCGGTACCACATTCAAATGCTGTTTGTCCGCTTGACATAGATGTAATACCAATTGTAACAACTGTTGCTCCTGAGTCCATATGGAAACCTTTACTTAATACGTTCCATTTAATAGAATCTGTTGCATTTGCCCAATCAACAATTGGATTTTGTTTACCTTTATAAGTTAAAAAAGATTCGTCAATACCGTATTGTGTAGAAAATCCTAAGTAAGTTCTTCTAACAATATCACCAGGTGATTCAACTGCATTAGAACCTCCAGCGGTAGAACCGAATGGTGGGTTATAAATTGTTTCACCAGGGTAATTGTACGCTGTTTTATATTTGATGTATGGTGATGGATATGAATTATAATCTTCATATTCTCTTTGTGTATAACCATAGAAACCACATGGAAGTGAATCAATTGGATAATTGTCCGCCATTTCAACCATAATATATTTTGACAACAATGCAAACTCACCGTTTGATGAACCGATTTTTTTAGCCACAAAGTTGTTAGACGCTGGGTCCATAACACAATTTGTGAATTTTTCAATCACTACAGGATTTGCGTCAGTATCATAAAAATTTCTAACTAATACGTCAAAAGACATATTGTTGAATGATAAGTTAGCAATTGTTACTTTGATTTCGGTATTAGCTGAGTCACCATCTGAAATTGAAATGAACTTGAATAAGTTATAAACTTTATTACCTCTTAACTCTGAAACTAAATATGGTGTTTCAGGTGATTGATATTTTTCTAAATTCCACGCAATGGACGTAGAATCTTGACTTCTAGCATCAGGTAAAGCAATTAAATCACACGCTAATCCACGGATATAACCTTGATTGTATGCGTATTCTAAACTTGCTTGATAAACTTCTTCTGCAAAAATAGGAACTTGGAATCTTGATTTACCAAAATTATCCACACCTAATACTTTTGTGATATATTTTGCTGAAGATGCTAATAAAGAAGTTTCTAATGAAAACACTGTATTATCTTTAGTTAAACCTGAAAGTAAGAATGTTGCAAATGGATTAGAAGTAATACCTGAATATTGATTTGAACAAATTAATTGAAGGTTATTTGGAACCCAAGCGTTTGCGTTGTCATAGTCAATACCAACTTCATAAATTGGACCGTGGTCAATACTACTTGAACTGTTAGCGTAAAGTGAAACACCTCTTGAACGAAGAGTTGCAATTACCATGTTATTGTATTCAGTATAAGCAGTACCTGTAAATGTATATGAATAACCTGTAATTGTACCAGAATAAGTGTACGAACTTGTTGCTTGTAATGCATCAACCGCGTAGTAAAATGAATAACCTGTGTATGCATTACCTGTTGTAATATCAAAGTTGGCATAATACCAAGTATCATTAGAACCTGCTGTTAAATCATTTTCAAAAAAGTTATTTTCACAACCATAAGGATTTGAAACTTTACTGTACTCAGTAGTTACTGTATAGTAATCTGTAGATGGTATTGCACCATATATTACTGCAGATGTTGCAGATAATGATGGTGTATCCATTATAGTGTCTAAGTAATTGTTAAAATCAGTTTGTAAAGTTGATGACGAACCATTCAATTGTCTATATTGGATATTCAATTTTGCAGCAACTTCTGCAGGTAATTGATTTGTATTTGAAAAAGTAATTGTATTACCTGTTGAGTTACCTGTAAAGTTTGCACTGAAGAATACACCTGTTGATGGGTCACCGATAGTTGTTGGGTCAACATTTGCTGTCAACCTAAGACTCCATGATGGACCCGCGTCATAACCTGATAGACCTAAAATTCTTGTTACAAACAATTGGTTAGATTGTTGTAAATATGATTTAGCTATATATGCTGCTTCATATTTTGGTATTTGAGTGTTAATGAACTTTACGGGTTCAGTTCCACCAAAATAAGCTTGGAACTCATCGTAATTTGTTATGAATACTGGTTCAAATGCTGGACCCTTTATAGTTTCTCCAACGAGACCTAACGTAGTTACACCTACACTCTGAGCTACGAACGATAGGTCGGTTTCAGATGTGTATACACCAGGTGATACGAATACTTTTTGATTTGCTTGTGCTGTTGCCATTATTAAATTATTCTGTTACAGATTTATTTTATAGATAAATATTCAACTTTTTATGAAAAAACTTTACTTTTGGATAAGTATTTATAAACGGTATGAATAAATTCTACCTTTTTTCTACCCATGAAAACAAAGAAAGAAATCAAGAATATAAAAATATCCCCTGAATCACATGATATACTGAAAAAGTACTGTGATAAGAGAGGTATTAAGATTTATAAGTTTTTGGAAAATTTGATTATTGAAAAGTGTAAAGAAAAGAAAGACATCTACGGTGAAGATTAAACAAGTTTGTTTTCATACAAAATGTTTGCATCTTTCGTACCATCTAATTTAGTACACTCAAGTCTTAAAATATCATTAGTTGTTATTTGAATATTTTGAACATTACTACCATAATAATCACCGTTAATGTATACATCCCAAGTATCAACATTATCACTTGATACCCAATTCATATTTGCGGTGAAATCAATTCTATCACTTAAGACATTATTACCAACAACAAATAAAAAATTCATATTAAACTCATCAGGGTTTTCTGGATATTTTGGTCTTCTTTGTTTTCTTGTTGACGTGTCTATTTCATATAACTCTGTAATCCTTTGAATTGCTGGTTTTACTTCAAATTCTTCTTCATCTATCAAATAACCTAACATTGTAAAATCATAATTTTGAATGTAGTATTTTCTAGCTTCAATTGTCATTTGGGATTCGTCACCAACATTATCCAAAATAATTGGAACATATTGTCCTTTAATAAAAGTGTATGCTTGTCTTGATGCAAAAGTTTGCATAACAACTTTATTCAATTGATTAAGTTCTCTCATTCTATTACAAATGATTTTCATACTATACTTTATATCAACAGGAACAGGTTGAGGGATTGTGTAAATGTCCATACCTTGTTCATTACCATTCCATGTTGGAACAGATGCATAATAAAATTGTTTTCTATTTGGGATATTGTAAACCAATGCAGGATTTGAACCGTATTTTACCTCGGGAGTCCTAACTAATGTAATAAATGGTGGTGATGGATTATTATCTAAAT